TACGAAGCAGAATTTCGTGCATACACAAAAGCCAATGGTGGCCCATCATGGGACATAACAACAACTGAAGTCTTAACGGCTTTGGGTGCTGATGTAGTCTTTGAAGGCCCACAAGCTACTGGAGGTACTGTTTACCAATACTCTCAAGCCTCTGGTGTAGAGCAAGTAGATGGTAAGTGGTATACAAAATATATCCTTGGCCCTGTCTTTATTGACCAAGTGGTAGATGGTGTAACTACTACTGCTGCTGAACAAGAAGTGGCTTACAAGGCTACTAAAGATGCTGAACAGGCTAAGAGTGTTCGTGCTCTAAGAGATGAGAAACTAAAAGACTGTGATTGGACACAAGTAGCAGACGCTTTGCTGGATGCTCCTGTTGACAAAGCAGTATGGGCTACCTATCGTCAAGCCTTGCGTGATGTCACTACGCAGACAGGTTTCCCTTGGACTATTACTTGGCCTGATGCGCCATGAGCGATGTAAGCCATGAGCAAATCTATGACCGCCTACTGGCTGTAGAGTCCAAAGTAGATAACATAGAGAAGAATACAGAACACGTAATCAAAGCCTTTAACGCTGCTTCAGGTGCTTTCCTAGTACTTGAATGGATCGCTAAAGCTGTGAAACCTATCATTATTATAGGTGCTTTCTTCGGGGCTATTTATTTAGCTATTGACAACAGATTTAATGGAGTGAAGTAATCATGAATATGCCTACACGTGGTCAGAGAACAGCTAAGAACAAGATGAAGAAGGTTATGGGTGAGTACAAAGATGGTACTCTCCACAGCGGTAAGGGTGGCCCTGTGGTGAAGTCTCGTAAACAGGCTATTGCCATTGCCATGAGTGAGGCTGAGCAAGCTAAGAAACGTAAGAAAAAGTAATAAAAACACTTGACAAGATAATAAAAGTGTGTTACCATAGTACTATAGAGACATAAGGAATATTAATGGCTACGACTTATTTACAGTTGGTCAATAACGTATTGATACGGTTAAGAGAGACTGAAGTATCGTCAGTTGGAGATACTCCTTATAGTTCTTTGATTGGTATATTTGTTAATGACGCTAAGAGAGAGATTGAGGATGCTCACGAGTGGAATGTCCTGACAACTACCATTGTAGTTTCAACAGTGGCAGATACTCGTAACTATACATTGACAGGTTCAGGTCAAAGGTTCCGTACTCAAGATGTCTTAAACGATACTCAAGACATCCCAATGCAATCAGTACCAACTAACTGGATGAATAGACAGTACTTCTTAGGAACTGTACAGGGTGCAGCTCCTACGTACTATAACTACAGTGGTATTGATGGTGATGATACTCAGGTGGATGTGTGGCCTCGTCCTGATGGTATATATTCATTAAGGTTTGAGTTAGTTATTCCTCAGACTGACTTAACAGCCAATGCTGATACTTTAAAGGTTCCAGCACACCTAGTACAGATGTTAGCCTACGCTAAAGCTGTTGGTGAACGAGGTGAAGATGGAGGTACATCCTTCAGTGAGATTTATCAGCAGTATCGCTTAGCCTTAGCAGATGCTATTGCTATTGAGCGTAACAGATACGATGATGAAACTACTTGGGTTGATGTCTGATGGTAGCTAAAATCTTAACCACTACTGTAGCAGCTCCCGGATTCATGGGGTTGAATACACAGGATAGTTCAGTCTCTCTTGAGGCTGGCTATGCTACTGTGGCTAATAATTGTGTCATTGATAAGTTTGGACGTATTGGTGCTCGTAAGGGATGGACTACATCTCATGCTACTAACACTGACTTAGGTGATGCTGATATTAAAGCTCTTGGTGAGTTAATTGACAATGCTGGTAACTCATACATCATTGCTGCTGGTAACAATAAACTATTTAAGCTTGTGGGTACTACACTATCATTGTTAACCTACGGAGGTGGCGGCACAGCCCCTACCATCACAGACAGTAACTGGCAGATGGCTCCGTTGAATGGTGTCCTGTATCTGTATCAAGCTGGACATGATCCTTTAGTGTTTGACCCTGCAGTCAGTGCAACTACATTCAAGCGTGTATCTGAGAAGACTGGCTATGTAGCTACAGTGTCCAGTAACAATACAGTTATCAGTGCCTATGGTCGTACATGGTCAGCTAATAATGCTACAGTAAAAAGTACCATTCAGTTCTCAGACTTACTATCAGGTCATGTCTTAAGTACAGGTACAGCTGGTACATTGGATGTATCTCAGGTGTGGCCTAACGGTGCAGATGAGATTATATCCTTAGCAGCTCACAATAACTTCTTGATTGTCTTTGGTCGTAGACAGATTCTTATCTACTCCAATGCTACAGACCCTAACAATCTTACATTGAATGATGCCATTACAGGTATTGGCTGTGTAGCCAGAGACTCAGTAGTAGCTACGGGTGGTGACATTATCTTCTTGTCTGACTCAGGTGTACGTTCATTGATGCGTACCATTCAAGAGAAGTCAGCACCAATGAGAGACATCAGTGCCAATGTACGTGATGACTTAGTGTTGGAGATTAGTGGAGAGACTGCAGCTGGTATCAAGGCTGTGTACTCAGATAAGGAAGCCTTCTATCTATTGTCTCTACCAGTACGTCAATTAGTGTATTGCTTTGACATGAGAGCACCTCTACCTAATGGTGCTAACAGGGTTACAACGTGGGATGGCTTAGTTCCAACAGCTTTTAAGTACACTCGTAATAAAGACTTGTTAGTGGGTGAGTCCGGATACATTGGTAAGTATGATGGCTACAAAGACAATGCTAACTCATACTTGATGAGATACTATACCAACTACTTTGACTTCCAGTCACCTACTGTGATTAAGATTATGAAGAAGGTAGGCGTAACAGTTATTGGTGGTGGTGGTTATCCAGTCACTTTAAGGTTTGGCTTTGATTACAGTGACATTCTGAACACCAGACAGTTTAACTTAGCCAATGCTGCAGTAGCTGAATACAACATAGCTGAATATAACATTGGTGAGTATGGTGGTTCAGCCTTTGACAATAAGATTATTAACATTGGTGGTTCAGGCAAGGTTATTCAACTTGGCTTTGAAACCAGTGTATTTAATAAATCAATATCCATTCAGAAACTTGATGTCTATGTTAAGACAGGGAAGACACGATAATGAGTAACTATACAAAAGCAACTAACTTTGCAGTCAAGGATAGCCTGAATACAGGTAACGCTGGAAAGATTATTAAAGGTACTGAGATTAACACTGAGTTTGATAACATTGCTTCAGCAGTGAATTCTAAACCTGATGCTAATAACGGTGCATTAACAGGAACAGCCACTGCAGTAAACCTTACTGTCTCTGGTACTTTTACAGCAACAGTTGACGGAGGAACCTACTAATGGCTGATTGGACAGATTTTATTGCTCCATTGTTGGGCACTGCAGGTAGTGTTTACACTTCTAACCAAGCTGCTAATGCTACCACTAATGCTGCTGCACAGGCTGCACAAGCTGCACAGTTCCGTCCTGTAGGAGTTACTACAAGGTTTGGTAAGTCAGGCTTTAACTATGACCCTGCAACTGGACAACTTATTGGTGCTGGTTATCAGGTAGCTCCTGACGTAGCTGCAGCTCGTGAAGGTCTAATGGGATTGGCTGGTACTGGTATCGGTCAAGCTCAAGCACAACAGGCTGCTCAGACAGGTATAAATACAGCTGGTCAAGGACTGTTTAACTTAGGTGCTAAGTATCTTCAAAAGACTCCTGAAGATGTAGCTAAAGCATACATGACTCAGCAGCAGCAGTTACTTGCTCCGGGTCGTGAACAGCAACTTGCACAACTGACAAACCAACAGCAACAGCAAGGTCGTTTAGGTCTAGCTACTGGTGGGACAATGGCTGGTTACACTACTGGTGCTCCCGGCTTACAAGCTACTAATCCTCAGATGGCTGCATACTACAATGCTATGGCTCAGCAAGATGCACAGTTGGGTGCTAATGCTCAGACTTACGGTAATCAACAAGTACAGTTTGGTCAGGGATTGATGACTGGTGGTTTGAATCTTCAAGGTGCTGGTTATGGTTTGCAGACACAAGCTCTAGCTCCATATACAAACTACATGGCAGGTGCTTCTAATATTGAAAACTTAGGTCAGAATGCTTTGACACAAGGCTTAGGATTGGGTTCATCTATTACAGCAGGTTCTACAGCAGCAGCTAACATTCAGAATGCTGCAGCACAACAGGCAGCAGCTTTGCAGATGCAACGTAACAACGCTGTAGTTGGTGGCTTAACAGACCCTATCAGTCAATTAATTAGTGGTCTATCTGGAGGTAGTTCTAACTATCAACAAACAGTTAATCCATACTTCCAAACAATTGGCTATTAAGGAATAAGATAATGGCAACACCACAAGGTTTATTCGGAGGCATGGGCACTCCTGAGGAAATGCAACGTCAAATGACAGAGCAAAAGGCTATGCAGTTTGCTACTATGACTCCTCAACAACAGACATCATATAACATCTATAAGAACACAGGTAACTTAGGTCGTGGTCTAGCTGGTGCTTTTGGTGTAGATGTACAAGACCCATCTATCAAGAGAGCTACTATGCTTCGTCAGATGGCTTCACAGTTTGATACTAACACACCTGAAGGTTTGAAGCAGATGGCTCAAGCTTTACAAAGTACAGACCCTGAGTTGGGCTTCCAAGTGATGCAACGTGCTCAGGCTATGGAGTTGGAAAAGGCTAAGACACTTACACAGGAAGCTCAAGCTGGTAAAGCATTGGCTGAACAAGGTAAGATTCTTCGTGGTGAAGCTAAAGATGAACAGTTACGTGCTGAGTTAGCTTCTTTACCTCCTGAAGCTAATGATAAAGCTGTTGAAGATATTGTGCGTAAGTATGGTAAGCCTGATGACATCTTTAAAACATTAGAGCGTAGGTCTACTGCTGAAGCTAATCGTATTGCTAAGGCTGAATTGGAGCGTGAGAAGGC